AACATCGTTTGAGTTTCGATCTTCAGACGATGTTCTATTTGGTCGCTCTGAAGATGGGAGGGAAAGAATATGGAATCGATCCGGCGCAGGTACAGGGCGTCCACTATAATGTAGTGCGTCGCCCATTATCTGGCGGTAGGCATTCAATTCGACAGCGACAACCTACCAAGACGAATCCCTCAGGCGAGTCCTTTCAGGAATTCTATGCTCGTCTAGCAGAAGAGATTGCTTCAGAGCCGGCATATTTCTTTATGCGATGGCGGGCTGAGATTGACTCTAGTGATGTCTATCAATTTCGTCGGAGGTTCCTGGATCCGATTCTTGAACAGCTCTGTGATTGGTGGGAATGGATCTGCTCCCACGAGTCTCCTTTTGAAATGCCGAAGAAAGGAGGAAAGTCAAGTCCCCATTGGATAACTCCTTATGGGCTTTGGAACCCCATGGCGAACAATCGTGGCACAGAGATTGACGAATATTTACGGACTGGTTCTACCCTAGGGTTGGAGAAAGTCGAGACATTGTTCGGAGAATTGGAAGATGCCTAAGCCGCCAAGGAAACGGTCACCCCTGAAGCCAGCCCCAGTCGAGCCGCTAGCCTACTTAGAATTGCAGAGCCGTCAATACGGTATAATCTCTAAGTTGCGGAACATCCAAGTGGAGATTCGCAATCTTCTGGATGAGATACAATATCGGGGCGTGCGGCCCGATGTATACAGTGAGTTGGAAGACGATATACCCTTCTGATAAGGAGGCAAAGTAGTGCCTATAGTTAAGAAGCAGACCATGCGACGATCCACGGCTGGGGACGGCGTCTTGGACCGAATCCGTCCAGTCAGTGTATCGGATCGGGGAATCAAATTCTGTGTCTATGGTCGGGGGAAGACCGGCAAGACCCGATTGGCTTCCACGTTCCCGAAACCTCTGCTGATTATCGGGACTGAGGATGGAACGCGATCCGTGGCGACTACTCCTAGGCTAGACTTCTTCCCCTTGAAGACCAGCTCCGAGATCGATGAGATTGTAGATTCTCTCGGAAGTCTGAAATACAAGACACTGGTGCTAGATACGGCTGGGGGTCTTCAGGATATGGTCTTGAAGGAGATTCTCGGGCTAGAGGATTTGCCTGTACAGAAGACCTGGGGAATCGCCAAGCAACAGGATTGGGGAACCTGCGGGGCGCAGACCAAGGAACGGTTGCGGAGGATTCTCGACACGGCCGACCAATCCGATACGAACGTGGTTGTGATTGCCCATGAGCGTAATTTCGACGGTGGGGATGAGAATGATCTGATCTTTCCTACGGTTGGAGCGGCCCTGACTCCATCTGTGGCCGGCTGGCTAAACGGCGCTTGCGACTATATTGGGCAGACGTTTATCCGTGAGTCCGTGACCGATCAAGAGATCACAATCGGAAAGAAGACCGTGACTAAGCAGAAGAAGACGGGCGGTGTAGACTATTGCCTACGTGTTGGTCCGCATCCGGTCTACATGACAGGATTCCGCGTACCGGAGGGGGTTGTAGTTCCCGATGCGATCGTGGACCCCCATTACGACAAGATCGTCAAACTGATTAAAGGGAAGTAACATGCTTGTACTAGCCAGGAAGCAGAATGAATCAATCATAATCGGAGAACCTGGGAAGGAGATTACCGTCATGGTAGTCGAAATCCGTGGAGGGATTGTTCGATTAGGAATTGAGGCACCGCTGGAGGTTGCAATTGTTCGTTCGGAGATATCTACGCGGGGCAATACGAAGAACCCCGGTAAGATATAATAGGCTTAGAGGTTTCTAACTATCTACAGGAGCATAGCCAATGGCTAAAACGAAAGCGAATCCGTTGAAGGGAAGACTCGACAAAGCAATCCAGCGTCACGCCGCCGATGAGACCGATTGGGGACAAGACTTCAGCAGCCCGCCGCCGGGCATTAGCGGGGGTGTCGCCAAGCTGGTAGATGCGAAGATTGGCGAGTACAAATCGGGGAACTACCAGGGCCAGAAGTACCTCTATCTGGCGGGCGTGATTGTTAGCCCGAAGCGTCATACGTTCTTACCCAGGTACATCGACAACGGGAAGCTCATGGTCGGCCAACCCACAACGGTTGAGACGGCTGGAATGCGAACGTCGATCATGGTTCCTCTCTGCGATACAGTAAACAACATGGGGAAAACCACGAGCGACGACGAGAACGTCGAGCGAGCCTTGAATGAACTCCGCAAGCTAGGGGCTGATACGTCAGAACTTGCGACCGAGGAGGATTTGCTCGGGTTGCTGGAAGACCTGAAGTCATCAGGTCAGTTCTTCAAGTTCTCTACGTCGGCATCAGAGCCAACCCTTCAATTTCCTACCCCGCGCGTCTGGGAGAACTGGCTTGGAAATCGCGGCTTGGAGGACTATGAGGAAGAGGAAGTCCAGGATGAGGTAGAGGAGGAAGAAGAGGAGACTGAAGAAGCGGATGCTGAGGAGTTTGAGCCTGGGGAAACCTTTGAGGAAGAACCGGAAGAGGAAGAATACGAGCGGGACACGATGCAGCTGGCTGCTGAGGCGGATAAGGGAGACGAAGAGGCAGCAGCGATTGTAGCCGAACGGGCGCAGGGATGTGGTCTCGATCCGGAAGAGTATAAGACGTGGGTCGATTGCGCCCGCGCGATCGAGGGCGGTGGGAAGTCCTTGAAGAATAAAAAGACCAAGCCTGTTAAACAGGAAGAGACAGAGGAAGAAGAGGCCGAAGAAGAGGAGACCGAAGAAGAGGCCGAAGAAGAGGAAACTGAAGAAGAGGAGGAGACCGAAGAGAGCTACACGCCCGAGAAGGGCGATGTGGCGATGTTTCGTCCGAAGGGTGCTCGGAAGGATGTTGAGGTTGAGGTGACGGCCGTGTTCGCGGGAAAGCAAACCTGCAATCTGAAACGGCTCGATGATGGCAAGGTCTACAAAGGCATCCCCTGGGATCGGTTGAGTTTGTAGAAGACTAAGCCCCTGGGTCGGGGCGTGGAGATTCGCTGGACTCATTTCCTATCTCAGGGCATTCCAGTGAGTGTCCCGCCCCGGCCTCTTCTTGGATAATCCTATGCCTCCGATCCCTAAACCCCGATGCCGCGCGTGTGGTGGTTCTGGAGTTAGCAGCCGTGGCACCACGTGTATCTGTAAACTCGCGTCCAAGAAAAAGTCCACGACCAAGACCACTAAGGGTAATCAGTCTAGACACTGAGACGACCGGATTAGATATCCGTCATGGGGCTCGTCCGTTTCTGGTTACCACGGCCGATGATTCCGGATTGAACACCTACTGGGAGTGGGATGTCGATCCGATGACCCGCAGGGTAAAGGTCCGCGAGGATGAATTGGATGAGATTCAAGAGGTAATCAACACGGCCGATATTCTTGTCCTCCAGAACTCAAAGTTTGACGCGGCCGGGTTGTATTATCTCTTCCAGGATCATGGACGGAAACTCCGATGGAACTGGAGTAAGGTTCACGACACCCTACTAGCCGGGCATCTTATCAAGAGTAACGGCCGACATGACCTAACCTCGATGGTTCTGGAGTATCTTGGAATCGACGTTCAACCCTACGAGGATCAGATTCGACAAGCCACGATTGAGTGTCGTCGATTGGCGCAGGGCCGGAATCCACGTTACTCATGGAGGATCGCCAACGCGGGTCTTCCGGAGATGCCTAGTGCGAAGGGCACGTCGTGGAAGTACGATATGTGGCTACCCAGGTATGTGGCGAATCTGGAGGATAGAGCTAAGGATGATTTCTATTGGACGGCTTGTAGTTCCTACGCTAACAGCGATAGCACGTCCACCCTATCCTTGTACCATAAGCTAATTGAATCTATCCGTTCTAATGGATTGGAACGTATCTACCGGGAGCGGTTGAAACTATTGCCCGTGATTTTTAAGATGGAGGAACGGGGGATAACCGTGTCGGGTAAACGTCTCCGTGAGGTTCAGCAGGGGTACAAGGAAGAGGCAGAGCAGGCCGGAAAGGTCTGCGTAGGGATTGCCAAACGGTTCGATACGGAGCTAGTGCTTCCTAAGTCGGGTAATAACAAGTCACTGCTAGACTTCGTGCCGGTACTCCTGCGGAAGATTCGGCCGGACCAAGGGGCTGCACTACCCTACACGCCTAAAGGGAACCTATCCCTCAATAAATCCGTAATTGAGAACCTAGTAGATAGCCTTCCTGAGAGAAGTATCCAACGGTTGTTCTTCCGGAGACTCCTGGATAAACGGAAACGAGACACGGCGGTTAATTACCTGGAGAGTTATCAACGGTTCTGGATTCCCCTCAGACAGAATAGCAGCTGGTACCGACTTCATCCTTCACTGAATCCTACTGGGTCTGATACCTTGAGATTCTCCTCCTCGAATCCCAACGAGCAGAACATTAGTAAGCAGGAGGGTTTCAATCTACGCTATGCCTTTGGTCCATCGCCTGGAAGGGAATGGTGGGTGCGGGATGCCCAGAATATTGAACTTCGTCTACCAGCTTACGAGAGCGAAGAAGAGGAACTGATTGATCTCTATGAACATCCCAATGATCCTCCCTACTATGGAAGCACGCATCTATTGAACTTTCATACAGTGTATCCAGAGATTTGGGAGAAGGAACTCCGTGAAGTAGGGATTGAGAAAGTAGGGCCTCACTGTAAGAAGAAGTATGCCAGTACGTGGTACCAGTGGTGTAAGAACGGAGGATTTGCGATCCAATACGGGGCCGTGGAATCTTCGGATGGTTGGGGGACGGCCGACAAAGCCTTTCATCAGCGCGGGTCGCATACAAAACTCAAAGCACGATTCAAGAAGCTATCCAAGCTAAATCAGAAATGGACTGCCTTTGCTGAGAAGCATGGCTACGTTGAAACTATCCCAGATCGGACTGTCGATCCTAACCGGGGTTATCCTCTCTACTGTACACGGAGCGAATGGGGGAAGATTCTGCCGACGGTTCCCTTGAACTACCATATCCAATCTAGTGCGATGTGGTGGATGATGAAGGCAATGATCCGCTGCCAGGATTATCTCGACGAAATCAACCGGAAACGTCCGGGCGGATTCTACATGGTGATGCAGATCCACGATGAGCTTGTATTCGATTTCCCGAAGGGTCAAGGAGATGAGCCCTGGAAGACGCATTGGCCGATTGTGAAGAGAATCGGAGAACTAATGGAAGAAGGAGGAAAGGACTATGGGATTCCAACGCCCGTGTCTTGTGAGTATTGCGATGTATCCTGGGATTCTGGAAGGAGTGTAGAATGAGTAATAAATCTGTACAACGAGCTAATCGGAAGTATGCTAAGCCGGGTACTTGCAATCAAACAGGCAATACCGCTCCTAGGTTTCATTGGCCTGAGGCTATCAGAGTTTTGATCCACCGTATAGCTCATTATCTGGACTATACAGATGACCAGATGTGTAGACTGAAAACATGGCCGTCGACCAATGACTTGTATCAGAAATTCATTCAGACTGTTCCTTGGTTTCCTGCCTACTATGACTCAGTCCAGGTATCGGCTGCCGAACGAAAAGAGTACGAGGGTCCACTACACCTATTTAGTTCTGGATACGGTCCTCAGAAAGTGCACAATAGACTCAGATACTTGTTTGAGACCCCCGGAAAATCTGGAGGTAAACGAAGAGCCTATGGGATTAGTGTAGAGCATCCGGACAATCCAAAAGGCAATCGACGTGAGACTGATGTACGATGTAGTGGAGAGATTATGCGACGATTAAAGATGGGGCAACAGATTACAAAGGATGAAATTGAAGAATGGTCTTCGGAGAATCTTTAATGTTCAATAGTTTCATCTACTGGATAACCGAACGAGAGAATATCCGTATGAATCGGTTGAGGGGATTACCTAAGCCCTGGACTAAAGACCCTATTCTCCAACAGTACCGATTCTGTAACGTGCGGAGGATGGATGATCGAGTCAGTCAGTGGCTCAAGGGGAATTGGTATATTCCGAATCTCGGCGATCGGAATATGCTGCTAGCTTGTGCTTTGGCTAGGTTCATTAATCGCCCGGATTCGTTGGAGGTTATTGGTTACCCTCATCGGTTTGATCCGAAGAGCATCAAACGTAAACTGCGAGAATATCGAGACCGAGGGAATCC